GAACAGAAATATGAAATAGTAAATGACTTTAGAATTGCTGACACTATTTGGGTGGAATGGGCGAATGAACAGTGTATATTGGCGGATGAACAAGCTACAAAAAAGAATGTAATTGTACGAGTATTAGGCAGTGAATATTATCAAGAGTTCTGGAAAGCTTGCAAATATGGACATATATACAAATGGATAATTGAAAATCCAGAATATAAAGACATAGCCGATAACACTGAATTTATTACAGAACCAATTGACACTAATTTCTGGAAACCTATATCCACAATTCAAAAAGAACCTGGGCTATTATTGATGGTTGGTAACTTTGATTATTACAAAGGACAGTTAAATCTATTACAGACATTAGTTGAACGGCCAAATTATTTTAAACGTATTTTATTTGTTGGAGAAATGAGACCGAAAGATGTTGATCGTAAAATAACAGCGAATAAAATATTGAAACAACTAATATTCTATGCAAAGAAACATCATTTGAATCTTGAATTTATGGATTATCAGACGCCAGAATCATTACGAGAATTGTACAACAGAGCAGATATCGCTGTAAGCTATTCGATAAATGAGGGTAGTCATACATCAATACAAGAAGCAATAGCGTGTGGATGTAAAATAATTGTACGCGATTGGATGGGTGCTGATGGGACATTTCCAGGCTATGTCATTGTATCTACAGCAAATGATTTTTGGGAAAAGGTTGATAAGTACAGAACAATTGACAGAGATAATGAAAAAGCCGGATATAAAGAAACATATTTTTTCAATCAAGCATTACGGGAATATGCTGAATGCAATTTTTCGTATGATATACTGATACCAAGGATAAATAAAATAATTGAATCTGCAAGTAGCAGTATTCTAATATAAGAAAGATTCATAAAGAAAGGGCAAAAATCAATATGAATGACATTCTCACAATAGTTATACCAACGTATAACGAAAAAGAGTATTTACTGAGGAAGGCTGTTGAAACAGTACTGAATCAAACGTATCCATATATTGATTTGATATTGATCAATGATGGGAGTACAGACGATACACAAATAATACTTGAAGAGTATGCTAAACAGGATAGCAGAATACAATTGTTCACAAGAGAAAGGCATACGAAATTTAGAACGATTGCAGAATGTTTCAATATTGGGCTACAGAATGCAAAAGGCAAATGGTGGCATCATGATGCTGCTGATTGCTGGCATGAGCCTACTTTCGCAGAAGATATAATGGATTTTCTCAACGGAAGGAACGATGTTATTGGAGCGCATTCAGATTTTGTCGTGCATGAATATGATGGGCGAAACAGAATTATACAGACAGACAAAACCTGGAAAAGTGAGTTGAGTGCATTCGAAAATTATCTTCGATTCGATCATTTCGGTGGCATGGTTTTCAATATGGATATCTGCAAGCAAGCAGGGTTATGGGATGTAAGATTTCCGAGACATCAAACAAGGGAATGGACATTACGAGTATTGAAATTCGGAAACCTTGTGTATGTGCCAAAAATATTATGGCACTTTGTATATCATGAAGTGGATCAAAAAAAGAATATCGCATCTATTAAATACAGATTCCTTGCTAATATCAAAAACAATATCAATTTCCAATGGGATATGCTGACTGCATCGAATGTAGAAGCCGGAAGATTAGCAATGATGCAAGCTTTCCAAGAGTTCTTTCAAAACCCTGAATGGGAAAATGAAAGATTGGTTGGAGAATATGCTGATAAATTGAAGGCAATTAAGCAGCTTGCAGATGAAGAAGCAAGCGAGCCATGGATGGGAGAAAAATAAAATGGTGTATGAATCCGATATTATAGTGGTTTTCTATTTTGAATCTGATATAGAGGAGTAGAAAATTGGAACATAGTTATAATTTACAAGAAAAAAGTGTTGGTATCGGATTCTACATTGATTGCAAAGTGGATGTGTCTACAGCAACACTTGCATTGAATTGTATAAAGCCGAATGGTGCAACTTGTCACTTTACTTGTACAGAAACACAGACCAACTTTGCATATTTTATTACCGATACAACAAGTGATTTGAATGTAACTGGAACATGGGAAGCACAAGTCAAAAAGACAGAAGCTGGGAAGATTGTGTTCGGTAAGAAATTCAAGTTTGTTGTCAATCCTAATCTTGGGGGGTTCTAAATGGGTAAATGGGAAACACTTTCCTCTGTTGCTGATTTGAAAAGGAATCTCCCTTTGATTGCATCAGCAACATCCATAACCGATGACAAGCTTATGGAAATTATTAAAGATGCTGATGAAGTTATCTACGATGATCTTTCCAAATATGTTGACTGGGATTATGTTGAAGCACTTGATACAGTTCCGAGAACAATACGAAGGCTCTCAAAATACCAAGCCTGTATGGTCGCAATCATACGGTATTGGGGAAATGACTCATCGATGGTTGGTGATCCAGCAAATGCTCAAGAAAATAGTGTCTTTAAATATTTTAAAGGCTTGTATGAAAATCTATTAAAGGCATTCAAAGATGGCAGTATAAGAATTCTCGATGATGAGAATGAAGAGCTTGAAGATGATACAGCACGAACACAAGAATATAAGGTAGGGAGAATAATCTAAATGGTTTCAGTATCACTCGATAATTCAAAAGCTTTAAAAGCACTTGGGAATATTGCTGAAGTATTACGAAATCAAAAAGAGTATAAGATATTCAACAACCTCGCAAATATTCTTGCTCGTTCATGGTGGGCAGAAACATTTGAATTGCAAGGTGCAAGAAGAGGGCATGATGCATGGGTGCCATTATCTGAGGCATACTACGAATACAAATTGAAAAAAGGATTCGGCTTGTATGGTGGTGAGCCTTGGATAATGGTAGGAGAGACAGGACATCTTCAAGCTTCACCTGAAATTGTGGAAGAGGGATTGGATTATCTTTCGTTCGGTACGAAAGTTCCATATGCCCATTTCCATCAAGAGGGTGGAACAATTCCGGGCAGGCCTCCACAGAGAGAATTATTTTTCGTGACTGATCAGGATAAAGCTGAAATGAAAGATTGGTTAGTGGGATATTTAACACAAGTATTGGGAAAGCAAATAGAGGATAGTAAGTAAAATGGGTGGACAAGGCAGTGGCAGATATCCAAAAGGCAGTGGGCAAGATAAGTCATTAGCCGGCATTGGTAAGCATGGTGGTGACGATACAACAGGCACCCAAAAAGAATCTTCCTTCACAAATAAAGAAAAGGAAGAAGCGTTTTCTTATGTGAAAGAAATATATGGCACCACTAATGATTTAAATGAAGCCGGATTTATTTTACCTGATGGCAGTTTATTGGATATGTCTGGGAAAAATGATGAAGAAATAGAATATGAAAAAGGCACACGGCAAATAATACACCAAGATATTCGATTTAAGCCATATCAAGAATATAGTGGGGTCTTTTCAAATTCAATGCAAGATTTTCAAAAAATGGGAGCAATTAGAATTGATGCACAAGAAGGACTAATTGATATTGTGGGGGAGCCTACTGAGGAACAATATAAACAACTAAAAAATATAAGTTCCCCACAAGGAAAGACAATAATTGATGTTGGTGATGGTAAAGGAAGAAAAGATTATATTGAATTTGATGAATGGAAGCCTGTACGAATTACAGGATTTATAAAAAAATTTTTCAATAAGGAATAATAAATAAATGGCACGAAAAAGAATCGAAGCTGCTGTATTGGCAATCGAAGTATATTTGAATGCAAATCTCAATACTTATCTTGCAACAATTCGTACAGAGCATTCATCCACAATTCCAGCTAATGTTGCAAAGCTATCAGCACGGCCAAGCAGAAGCCCAGAATATCCAAAGCTCACAATCATGAAGGACGATCATACATATAATTATGCATATGATAATCAACCTTTGATAGAGCCTTGGATTATTTATAACACAAAATTATTTATAGAGTATTCATCGGGAAGTATTGATGAAATAGATGATACTCTAATGAGATATGTAGAGGCAATAGAACGATTGACGGAAGCAGACGATACATGGGGAAGTAATTTTGTCCATGTGAAATTAACGAGAGCAGACTGGACGAGTCTATTTCAAAATCAAAAGATTGGAAAAGCAATTCAGGGTGTTTTGCTTGGTGTTCAATTCAAGACAATATAATAAGGAGGGTAAATAAACACAAATGGGTGTTTTAATAAATCAAATTAAACTTACTATCGGTGGTTCGGAAGCGACAGCCGGAATTGCTGTTGCAAGGGAATATGTAATCCCAGTCCGTGCTGCTGCTGGACTAAACAAAATGGTAAATACAGCAGTAGACCCAGCAATAGTAGGAAAGAACATGGATGCAGGATCGTTTCTTGTATCCGATGATGTGAATGGGAATATTCCATTATCACCAAGAGCTTGTGGTGGTATGGGACAGCTGTTAAAATCTTTGCTTGGAAAGGAAATGTCTGTGCAACAGATCGGTGCATGTGCCCGTATACGTTACACGGGTGCGAGCGCAAGCGCGAAGATCACGGCAGATTATACAGAGAATATTCTTAGATCACTTATCGGTGCTGAAGGTAGTGAGACTGGGGATGCTGCTTTTGGAGCAACTGGTACAATTGACTGTGACTTGGCAGCATACAACACACTTGGGAAAGTAGCAACAGCCATTGAGGGTTATTCAGACTATGAATGTGATATCATATTTGGTGCGAGAACATTCAATACAGCAACAGGTAAAATACTTGCATTCCCAAGTACTGCGAAACAAGCAAAGAATATGTGGTGTTATTTATGGTTCTATTCTGCGTCTTCTGGAATTTATAAACACGAATTCTATCTTGATGCAACCAGCACTACGGAGCATCCCACATATTCAATTCAAAAAGATGGGTATTATGATAACTTTCTTTATAAGGGATGTGTTGTTAATACTTTATCTATGAATGCAGCGTTGAAGGGAATGGTTGAAGGAGAAGCAAATGCTTTGGGATTCACCGAAACAGGAGCACAGACAGCATCTGCACTTTCTCTTGAAGATGTTGACCCACTCATATTCTATAACGGTTCTTTCTCATTGGGTGCAAATGAATATACATATATAAGAAATGTATCTGTCAATGTAAACACCAATCATAATGCAGAAGGGTATGGGCAGGGAAGTACATCAAGATGCTACCATCAGAAAGGAAAGTACGATCTAACAGGGGATGCAACAGTACGGCTTGATGCGACAGCATTTGCTGAAAGAGCAAAAGTATTTTCAAGCACAGAAATTGCAATATCCTATTACTTCAAAGGTAAAAACATTGGAACATCTGTAATACCTGAAATGATGTTGGTAGAGATTCCTCATAATGTTATGACGAATTTCGAATTCAGCGAAAATGCTGGTGTGTTCGATGCGAAGATTGCACATAAAGGAATATACCCGAAAGGAACTGTATATAATTATCCTATTACAATATCGATAATTACGCAGGACAGTGCAGCATATTAAAAATGTTTTTAAACTAATGAGCCGGATAATTATGCCGGCTCATTTATAATTTTTGGAGGAAGTCAAAATGGACGAGCAGAAACTCGAAGCAAAAAAGGGATGGGAACAAGTAGTATTGGGTAGGATATCTGGAAGATGGATTGAATTAACAGAGGCTCCTGGATACCATATTCGCCCGAAGAAACTTACACTTGATTCTATGGACACTATCAAAAGAAATCAAGTATCTGATTCTGATATAGAAACAGAAGGCAAGACAGACGAAGAGATACAAGAAATTATAAAAGAAAAAATGAATCAGCAGATTAAAAGCAAAAATCTTTCTTTGCTTGACGAAAAAATGAAAGCAATTATCTATGCAGTATTGAGTGGTGGTATTTCTGAACATGACTTCGTAAGGGAAGATGGGAAGAAAGAAGATTTCACAGACATGAATTTTCTAAATAAATTTTTGAATAACTATTATTCGATAGCACTTGAAATATTCAAGGAGGTTATGGAATTTAATCGCCCTTTAGCGGAAGAGAAGTCCGAGAACTTAACGACGTAGTAGAATGGGTATTCAAAAAGATTGAATTCACACTAACAGATGTATTGCCTGATGGTGTCATTCCTTACTTAGCAATATTAAAATGGCGACCCTGGATTGAAGATTGCTTGTGCTTAATCGACTCGGATGGATGTTTCACAGGCAATTGGAAATATCAAGGTGCATTGGCCGATCAACCATATACCGATATCACAATCTATAAAGTTATAAGAGCAAAATGGGTTGAACTACGAAACGAAGATATAAAAGCTAAGGGCGAAAAAGCCGGCACTGGCAGAACTGGTGGGTTAGTAAATCCTGGAATCGTGAGAAACACACCATCACCAAGCAGTTCTTTACACTACATGAAAAAGAGGAGAAGATAGCAGTGGATACAATTGATGTTGGGATACTTTTCAAAGCCGTTGACGAAGCTTCTGGCCAGATTAACAATATATCGAATACTCTTACAGGAATGGCGAACAAAGTATCCACTGCTTTTAAAACCCTTCTCGGTGCAGCTGTTTTCAACCAGATCAGAAAAGGTATCGATGATACTACAAAGGCGTTTGGTGAAGCTGAAAAAGCAGAAATCAGATTGACCAATGCTGTCAAAAATAATCCTCTCTTAAAACCTTCCACTGTGCAAGCAGTAAAAGACTTTGCCACACAAATACAAAGAACAACAGAATACGAAGACGATCTTGTAATACAGCAAGCACAAATGGTTGCTGGTATGGGATTAACTGAAAATCAAATGTTTTCAGTAATGAAGGCAGCAATGGATCTTTCCGCAAATGGAGTAGTCCCATTACAGATGGCAATGCGTTCGTTAGCACAAACATATGAAACAGGTAGTGCTGGAATGCTCACAAGGTTTGTGCCTGCATTAAAAAATCTAACAAAAGAACAAATCAAAAATGGGGAAGCTGTCGCTCTTGTTGCAAAGAATTATAAGGGGATGGCTGAATCTGTTGCAAGTGGAGTATCTGGCCAAGAAACAATATTCAAAAACATAAAAGGAAATCTCGATGAAGCAATAGGATCTATATTTGCACCATTGAAAGTGGTGGGAATGAAAATGATCACTCCAATATTCGAAGATTTGACTAAATTTATAGAAGACAATAGAACCAAAATAATAAATTTCTTTATCAATATTCCTGAAATAGCAAAGGTGTCTTTTGATTCTCTTGGTGGAATAATTAAAGAGACATTGACAGGTAATGGATTCAAAGATGTAATAAAAGGAATGATTCAGATAATTGTAGCTGGATTCCAATCTGCTGCAAGTATATTTGTAGATTTAATAATTACTGCATTATCATCTATTCCAGATTTATTTTCTGTAATTCTTACTTCGATAACCGATATCACAAAACCATCTTATTTTAAAACACAGTTATCAGAAACTGATTACAATAAGATGCAAGGTAACTGGTTGACCATGCAGTTGACTGTGGGCAAAGATTATAAAGAATATTTAAAAATGTTTGCTGAACAAAATAAAGGAATTACAGATGCATATAATAAAGCAATAGATAACATTACCAACAAAACAGGTGGATTGGTTGATAGATCTTTTTCAACTTTTGATTCAACATTAAAATTATTGCAAGAAAAAACAAAGACAGTATCTTCTGGTGTCAATCAAATAGCAAATCAAAAAAGTATACAAGAACTCACATCTAAAATCGAAGCTATATTAGGAAGACCTCTTCCAGATTGGCTCAAATCTTCTGTGGAAGGAATAGATAAGAATACAGGCGAAACTGCTGAAAACACTGCTGAGGGGGGTACTGGTGCTTCAGCTGGATCGGCAATTGGTACAAACCTTACACGGCCTGAATGGACAAATACTGGTGGGCCACCTAAAGAAAAGGGAATGTTAGATAGTATCATGTCTATGTTTGGTGAAGGTCTTGGAGGATTAGGTGATATAATTGGGCAAGCTGGTGGGCAGTTACTTGGAATGATAATGAGCATCAAATCAGTATCAGCTGTAATGGATCCACTGGGGACAATTCTTGCTGCAACATTAGAAGTAATTCAACCTATCATAGATGATATACTTGCACCTGTTATTGGGCTTCTTCGTGTGTTCGGAAAATTGCTTGGTGTTATGATTATTCCTTTACTTCGTATACTTGGTCCAGTTGTTGAAGCATTGGCAAAAATATTTTTGTGGTTATACAATGAAATATTTGTGCCTGTCGGTAATTTTATAATCGATATTTTTGTTGCTATTGGTAATTTTGTTGCATGGATTTGGAATGGTATAGCAGATGTATTAAATGCTTTACTTGGGTGGGCAGGAGTTAATCTTGGGCATATGGCAACACAAGATGCAAATTCCATGCACGCTAAGAAAATATCGTGGGATGAAATGATGAGTGAAGGAGACACTTATCTTAATGGGGATGGGGGCGATACGAATGGAACAAATGTGTATGGTGGGGGAACGACAGTAACACAACAGCCGGATATATTTGTATATCAATATCTTAATGGTCCTGTGATTGGAGATAAAGGATTAGCACAAGTTGGGCAATTCTTAGTTGAAGCAATTCAGGAATATGTGGGAATCGGTGGTAAAATCGAATGGATGGAGAAATTTAGTTAATGGCAATATCAAGCTTCTTCGTTCCTTGCTCTGCTGGGTTTATTTCAGCATGTAGTAACAGGTCTGCATTAAAATCTTGGAAACTTTTGGTTGACATAAATGCAGATGATGTCTTAGAGGATATAACAAGTTTAATTTATAAAAATACTCTGCAACTCACTGGCAAGATGGAAGGTGCAAACGGGGAAGCTATCTCCAATAGTGGTTCGGTACAGCTATACAATAAGAACAACACATATGAAGAAGGTGATTTGGCTGGAGTTGCTTGCGCGGTTGAAGCACAAGTTGGAACAAGCAATGAATATATAAGAGTCTTTACAGGATACCTTTCGAAAAGAGGAGTATCCAGAACCACGACTTGCATTACAGATAACGTTATACAATTGGACTTCTTCGACTACGCAAAAAAAGCAAGTATAAATGCGAAGACAACTCCCGCAATATATATAAATTATACAATTCATGATTCAACTGCGACAGCAACCAGTCTCTTTCATCAATTAGCTTTTTCTATGGGAATGACTGGTGGGCAGTTAGATGCAAGTGGTGTTCTCAATTATCAAAAAGCGTATCTTCCTCTTGATAACAAAGGATCTATTTGGAACGAGATGCAAATGCTTTCCCAACAGTATTTGGGATTCCTTGGATTTCGTTATGATGGTAAGCTAAGGTTCAATTCTCGTTTAATGGATGACTGGGTGGAGCCTGCATCAGAATGGACTTTCAATGCAACTAATATTCACAGTATAAAAGGTTTTGCTGATAACATTATATGCAATAAAGTTTGGACAGAATTTGACAAATATCAAACATTGTCTCAGCAAATCTTATATAAGAATGTCACAGAATATAATGCAACAGCAGATACAATATCGATAAATATTGCGGCGAGTGCATATTGGCCTGGGCCCAATTCTGGGGATAAAGCAAAATTACAATACAAAGATCCAAACTCAGGTGAAGATTTCCCAATAGGCATCAATATACAGACACCCACGATTGGAGCAGTTGGAAGTGGAAGTGATCTTGAATGTAGTGGTGGGAATATTACACTTGTTTCTTTCAACAGTGCAACAGGACCAACACAGCAATTTCCCAATGGCTCTGAAATTATACTTAGAAACACAACAGCTGGAACAATTACTCTCAAAAAATTCAATCTTAGGGGAACCCCCATCCGAATTGCTTCAAAGGCAAGGGTGGAAGATGTGGATGCCACAATCACACATGATTACGATTATGTAGAAAAATCAATCCCTGGGAAATATGCTGTGATAGATACTCAGGCACATTTGACAACACAGTGGTGGATGGATTTTGGAAAGAGTCCGAAGAAAACTTGGGAAATTACAACAGATTGGTTACCACAAATACAAGTTGGTGCATATGCAACTCTCAATCTTCCGGCTTTGGGGATTACTTCACAAAAATGTATTATCTCTGCGTATGACCACCCAGCAGTTGGCGGCCCAATGTCTATTCAAAAAACGAATGTACTCCTCCTTGCTGCAATGGATTTTACAGCAACAGGAACAGCAAATGTAATTGACCAACAAACAGGGAATGCAACAGTAGAAGGTGCAAGGAAATTTCAAAATGATCTAAACGGAAAAGCGTCTCTTTCACAGATTATAAACGGTTTTGATACTGATGGTGGAACTACAACTCCAACAGCTCCTATAATTCTACATTGTAAACACGTAGCAAATAAAGCTATTCAGTTAAAAATTGATAGACAATATGATCTCACAAACTGGGATAGGTACGAATGGCAAGTATCAGATGATGCTACTTCTTGGTATGATCTTGCATTCGATGGAGAAGGTACTGCAAGAGGATGGGGTGATACTTTTGGAAATGTAACGGAATGGTATTCTGAACTACTTTTGCACCCCAATATACCGAATGAAGGAACACTTGACGATCCTACAGGAAAAAGGTTATATTATAAGTGTAGGAGAGTTACGTTTGCAGAGGAAGCGAGCGCATGGTCATCATTAGCGTCTGCAACAACCCAGGTAATATCGGCTGGAGACATTGCAGCAAACGCGATATATGCAAATAATGTGATTGCTTCTGAAATCGAAACAATTCTCCTACGAACATCCTCTCTTTATATTGGTTATACTGGAACCGGAACAATTGATGCACCGGATGAAGGTGATACAGTACATTATGTTGATGGCACCAGTGACCAGTATTTAGAGTATACTGGAGGTGCTTGGGTGAACTCAAATGGTATCGTGATAGCCCTTTTAGGAATGCTTATTGGGTGTGGTGGGTTATATCATCCATCAAATCCACCCACGAGTGACGAATTTATTCCTCATCCTAATTTCCGAGTGTTCAACTTTGAAAACAATTATCAAGATCATTTAGGTGTTGATGATTGGGGAACTAAAACAGATTTAGCATTCTCAACAACCCAAAAGAAATTTGGATCATACTCTTTGTACGATGATAATAGTGTAGGTGGTACATCTGGACTAATCGCACCAGCATCATATACGTGTGGTCAATCGCAAGCAATGGGAATTTGGATATACCCTACTGTGTCAAATATGGATAATTTTTTACTTGCAAATTTACAGTGGGATGCTAATAACTATATAAGTCTTGCTGTTGACTCCCCATCAAATGAAGTAGCAACATTCAAGATATTAATGCGTAAAGGAGGAACCCTTACAACAATAACAAGCACACAAGAACTTCCAATAAATCAGTGGTATTACATTGCGTTCTCTTATAATGCAACAACAAACAAAATGTATCTTGTGGTGAATACAGAAATAGTTGAGGACACACCGAGTGGTGCTTGGGGAGTTTCTACGAGTGTATATACATCATTATCTACATGCTTGTATGCTGTAGGAATCTTTTATTTCCGATCATATATGGATGAGCTTCTTATATACCCAAATAAATACCTCGACCCCAACTACCTTGCACAGCATTACACGCACAACACAGCATGGGTGACAACACACAGTAAGCTTGACATCCTGCTTCGCCCAGGCGTGGATGGTCGGGTATTTACAGAAGCACAGATCAAGACCACGAAGGGTATTACATGTGGAACCACAGATAACACAATCCCCATGCTCACGATAGACTCGGCAGCGTTGGCTGTGAATCAGGTGCAGACACTTGCACATGGATTGAGTATAATTCCTGGACGTAGGTACTACAGTTTGGTATGTGTCACGGGAGAAGGAGGTTATTCTGCCGGAGACGAGGTGGATATGTGGCCTCAGACGGACTATGAGTCTGGAAATAATCGTGTCGCGAGTATATCAGTAGATGCAACGAATTTCAAGACTCTTACGGGGTCATTAGCCATACTCATACAGAATAAGACTACTGCCGCCTTGACAGTTATGACAATGGCAAAGTGGAAATTCCGAATACGGTATGGGTTATAAGGAGACAGAATGGATGAGCAACAAGCCAAGAAAATATTAGTTGATATCGGTTATCATCAATTTTTTGATGAATCATGGGAAAAAGGTAAGGTTGTAAAACTTGATGGAGATTACACAATCGATGAGTTAAAAACTTTTGCCTGGGTAATGGAAAATATTCCCGAAATTGTTTTTAATGAGGAGAACTATAATAAATGGCTCGTACAATTACGTATGTAAAAAAGAATGCAAATAAAGCAGATCGGATAATCACAGATACGGAAGAAATTGACTATAACCAAGCTATCGCCGATCTCGATGCCACGATTGCAAATCTTGATACTACCAAAGCAGAATATCTGGCACAAAGAGCAGCGATAGTAGCTACAAGAAATAAATAAAAAGGAAACAAACCATGCCTCCAGAATCAATCACATTCTCCCCAGAGACGATAGAAGCAATCTCTAAAATTATGGGAACCCCCATAAATAGTCTGTCAACAAGAATGGATAATATTGAATCATCAAATAAAGACCTTGCAAAAGAAATCCATTCTACATTACGCCATCTCGATCTGAAATACGTACAATCTGAAAAGCTTGTTGAGCGTGCAGAACACGAAGCAGCAAGGGCGACAGATGCTGCTGATAATGTCGAAGATCGAATTAAAATGTGTCGTGATGATGAAGAGCAGAGAATAGAATCTGTTGTTCGAAGAGTGTTCCCAGAAATTCTAAAAGAAGAAGTGCCTAAAATTCTCCATAATATAAAGCCAAAAACGGACTGGGCAAGAAACCTATCAATTATAATCGCATCACTTGTACTGACAGGTGGGATAATCACAGGTGTAGGAACTATTGTTACAGACAAAAGTAAAATCACATTACTCGAAAACCAAGCAATTGAAACCAAAAATACAGTACAAGAACTAAAAAAAGTTATAATTGAATTAAAAAGTGTAAAGGAATAATATGATTCATAAATTGGATCCAAAATATTTTGCAATCGATCCAGAATTTGCTGATATAACAAAATCTATTCCAGATCCGGTAATAGTATTGCAAAAAAGAACACATCCTCCATCTCGGTTAGTATTGCATCAATCTATGGGATCGAAAAATGATACTGTTACAAGTGACCAATATATTGTGAATCAATTTTCTGTAGTTGGATATGATCGAGGATATACTATAAAAGACAAAAGCGGAAAAATAATTAAAAGAATAAAATCTCTTCATCTTAAACCAAATTCTAATGAAGTGTCTTATTCTCAAGCACAGTATGCATTACACAACCATTTAGGGAAATGGTGCTTGGTTCCATTGGTAAAATACCCGATGTCCGATGTTTGCTGGCATGCTGGGGATACAAAATGGTTTCCAGGAACGAATAATATACATGAAAGCAGTTTTGGGATTGAGATTTGTGGGGATTATCGATTTGAGGAGCTTGAGAAAGAAGCATTTATTGCCATCGCTTTTATTTTTAAACCGTATGTATTGTGGTATAGGGAATGGCTGAAAGAATACATAGGAACAACAACCAGTTATATACCAAGAGGAGACTTTGTTGTTTGGGGGCATCAAGATTTTGCTGAGACACAATGTCCTGGCAGAATATATGAGCAAATACCGTACTTAAGAAAATTATTGGAGGAGTAAAATGGACATTACAAAATTGATTGGTGATGCAAACAGCATCATTTCTTTATTCGTGACTTTGGGGATAGATGCATTGATCGTATTTGCTATTATTGCATTGACTTATTTTTTTCGATCACTATTCAAAATCAAAGGAGAATGGACATCGAGATTTGTTGCATTAGGAATAGGTGCTGTCCTCGCAATAGGACAGATAATTCTTTCAACAGTACCTATGGAAAACTGGATGAGAATCTTTTTTGGATATCCATTAGTATCGTGTGTATTGTATGCATGGGCTCGAAGCAAATGGCCGAATTTCACATTGTTTAAGCCGGAAGAGAACGACAATCCAGAAACAGGAACGAGGTAGAAATAGTGTGTGGCAGAAAATTATTCTGTGGATTAGAAATAACATTCTCAATATTGTTGTTATCGTCGTTCTTATCTCCATCATTGTATTCGGAAGTCTGTATTTCGGAGGAGAATTATCTAAATCTAAAAGTCTTGCTGCAAAGCTGTCTGAAGATATCGGATCAGCAAATGAGCTTGTTACTAAACAACAATCAGACATTGAAC